GACCCTGGGCAGCGATAAGAGCCGGCTGAGCGGTCTCATCCTTCCCGATATGCTCCGTTTCTGTAATGAAAAACGCCTCGCTCCGGGAACCCCCTTGCAGAAGAAGATGGTCATTCTGGTCACCCACATCCTTCACAAGGCTGGTTACTTGAAAGAGTGCCCCCCTTGGATCTTCTACCGCAGTACTACTCCGGTCCTGACCATGCACGAGCTCGTGCTCAACATGCTCACTCCGAAGATCCCTTGGCCTACCAAAGAACGCTTCGGAGGTGAATTCGCCAGCTTCCTCTCTCTCCGCACCGTGTTACCGCTGGCCATCCGCGAGATAGCCAACACCCTGAACCTTGTCGACGAATACACCGCGTATCTCCGGTTGGCAGTGGGGAATATCGGGTACAAAATCATGCACGGTCAGCCCATCACGCAGGAGGAGAAGAGTTTCTTCCACCTGTACTGCAACTGCGAGCCTGGCAGCCCTGGAGAGGCGCTGGGCGACGTTGCAGAACGTGACTCCGCACCTAGGAAAATTACCGCCGTCGCGAACGCCAACCCGCTAGTGACAGAGGCTTTTGAGCTGGCGAAACAGTCCTCCCTAACTGGACCAGGCCTGCGCTTCTACAGGCTGCTCTCTACGCAGAACCAGGAAGCCCTGGTGTACTACCACGGTCCGCACGCCGCCACGCTGCCTCTGACCGCTGGCTACTCGAATAAGTTCGGGCCCTGGACGAGGCTCGAGCTGGTGCAGCTGGACGCTCGCGCCTGGCCGGAGGCCGAAATCTTGATGGGCATCAGAGATCGGTACGCCGACTTGGAGTTCACTGGCCGGAACCAGACGGCTGCGGAGGCCATCGAGGGAGGGAAAAAGGTGGAGAATTCCGCCCTCGCGTCCTTCGCCATACAACCTCCCATCAAAAGCTGTGGGCCGCGGTCCGCGAACGGAGAAGAGGTCGTGTGCCCTCTGCAGTTCATGGACCTCCCGCAGGTTACGTTCCACCTCAAGTCTCATGAGGACTGTGCCTCCTACACGTGGAGCTACTACTCGGAATGGCGCCAGAGGACTGTAATGCAGGAGGCAGGTGGCACGACCGACATGTTCTACTTGGATATAGCGCTCAAGAACGCGTCTCTCGGTTCCTCCATTACCGGAGCTCTCAATGTGGACGGCTGGAAGCTCGCGTATCTCGATCCCACCATCGAAGCTCGCCAGATACACTCTCAGGACGAGCAGATTCGGCAAACGGTGTGGATAGTCAGGGACAGCAACGTGCTGTCCGAGGAGACTGTCAACATGACGGAGCACTATACTCGTGCGGGCACCCTCGGCTTTAGGCCCACGATGGCAGAGTACTACCAGCCCCCGCGGGCCGCTTATTTCGTGCCGGACGAGGCTGCGGTGACGTTCATCGCGAGCAGGCTCGGCCTGAACAGGGAGCAGACGTTCAGGAACGCGCTGGGCATCGCCATCGCTCACAACGTGGCCGTCTTCCGGCGCCTCACCGCAGCGGAGCCGCCTTTTGACGTGAAGGAAATGATCGCTAAGCTATTGAACGCGCGGACAGCCTAGGATCCGTGCTCACAGAAAAACATCAACACCTAGCAAGAAATATTACCACTATGAGACTTATTAACATTCCGGTCAACGGGAGCTCCAGCTCCATGATGGTCCCTCCGAATTGCGCCGCGTGGACCCTCATCCTTAACGAGGACACCGGCGAAGGGTGCGTCCTCTTCCGCAGGAAGCAGGTGACAGAGACGAGCTACCTCACTTCGCTGAACAACGCGAGGAAGGAGCAGCCCGGCTACAGTTGGGCGAGCACGAGCGGCAATCCGACTGCCGAGACATCAGGCGGCGTAGATTCGACCGCAGCCCTGTACGAACGCATCCTCCTACTGAAACGGGAGGGCCGCTGGCGCATTGACGCCGAGCCGGGAATGGCGGGCTATCTGCTGGCTCAGGCCGACTTACGCGCGGGCGTCGCTGGTCTTCCCAAGACCAGCGAGCTTGGCTCGAAAGCGCTGTCCGACCTTCTCTCCAAGATGAAAGCCAAGCTAGCGAAGAAGTAGAGGTTAAAGAACTTTCTCATCAGTCATCGCGACATGAAAGATGATAAACTAATGAACACTTCTAAGGACTGCGAAGATCGGGAGCTAGCCGACTACTTCCACGGAGAGGAAGGCGTGCGCTTCAGAGGCCCGGCTATCTCGTCACTCGATCACTATACGACGGAGGAGCGAGAGGTTTTGTACCACAACCTGGATCTCTTGCTCGGGCAACTGGACCCGAAACTCGAATACATCCTCAGGCATCGCTTCGGCTTCGGGAGACAGATGCTGACTCTAGCTGAAGTGGCCGCCTCTCTCGCGCTGAGCAAGGAACGGGTGAGACAAATAGAGCTCCGAGCTATCCGGCAACTCCGGTTCGTTGGGCGCGTGAGGCTCCTGTTCACAGGCGTTATAGACGATCAGGACTGCGTCCAGACTACGAACAAGTACGGTGCGAGCCGAACCTGTATCCC